CTTGACCATTTAAATACATATAAGCTCCAGCTAATTGACCATCAGTGCTTCTTGCACCATAAAGAGTAGATGTATACATATAATTTGAAACAGTAAGAAGTGTATTAGTAGTGTTATTTACTACATTAATAATAGTAAAATTTTGAACACTTAAATTAGTTAAAGTAGAAAAACTAACACCATCATTAACACCACCAAATCCAGCAGCATATGAACCAGTAAATGGCATTCCTACAGCTCCAGTTCCAACTACTGTCATATCAACAAAACTTTGATTAATTGTAGAATTGATAGCATATCTTGGATATGTTGGTTGAACATTAGTCCAGCCAAGAGTTTCAACACTTCTTAAGAAATTACCAAGTTTGTTTGTAGATGTAGATTTATTATTTACACGTCTGACAGGATCACCTTCAATTGCTGGATTAGTTGTACCTGCAAGATCAGTAAATATAGAACTTGAATCTGTAAAGTCCCACCAACCTATTAAGTCTTCTCCAAATGTATCAGGAATACTAATACTGTATATACCACTATAATTAGATTCAGTTTCAGTACATTTAGTTTTTATTCTGTATTCATAAGTACTTCCTGCACTAAGTGATAAATTAACAGTAAAAGTAGTTCCGCTTGCAGGTTTTGCTATTGTAATTGCTTCCCATCCACCATCTCCAGCTGCTGTGTAAACTCTATATTCAAATATATATGATTCAATTGTATTTGATGAATTATTTAAATTAAAATCTTGAAATGTTAATGTAATAGTTGCAGGATTAACAAGAACTGGTCCAGTTGTTGTATTTATTAAAGCAGGTGCTTTACATGGGCATAATTCATCTACTGGTGTACAAACAATAGCATTTGAATCTGTTACAGTTATTTTTATATTTTGTATTGCACATCCACCACCTGTTGTTATACAATGACATAAATTTAAATTATGATCTGTATCTACAGATGCATTTTGAACTACTATTTCAAGATAACCTAATTCATTAGTAGTATAAGTTCCACCATCAAAAGTAATTTCATAATTAGGCATTACTTCTCCATTTTGATTTACTACTTCAAATACTAATGTTTCAGTATCACATGTTGGAAACAAACCTTCACATCTTCCTCTTGAATTATTATATGTATATCCTTCAGGACATTGTTGTACTAATGTAGAAGTTTCTTCTCTACATCCTGGACAATCAGCACTAAATGGACTTGTTGTTGTAAGTACACCTGCAGCACATGTCCATGGTTCTGAATCATTTATATTTTGATATAATGCTGTTTGTAAATCACTAGCAAAAACTTCTGTAAGTTCACTTCTAGATTCTGCTGCTAAGATTTCTGCTTTAGAATTTTGTACTACAAAAGCAGCAAGCATTCCTTCAAAATCTTTATTAAAACCTTTGATATTAATTCTATGACAACCAGCATCAAGAGTTATTGGATAAATAAACCATCTTGCTGCACTTACTCTATTATTATTACCAACACCTGTAAAATCATCAACACTTTGATTATAATAATAAATACTAGTTGCATGACATGCATTTGCAGCATGACCTTGATCTTCTATAAGACCTTGCCAAGTATAAGATCCAGAACCATCAGCACTCCAATCTGGATCAGCTGCTCC